CCACTCACGATAAGGGTTGTAGACCTCTTTCTTCAGAGGTGGCTTACTTCCGAACTCACAGATGATCTCCTCGTCCCAAAGGCTCTTCTTTCTGGTTCTGACGTTGAGCCAGTCCTCAGCCAAGGTCGTCTTGCGTCTTCTAGTCGGCCCCGAGTTCCTCCCGCTCCCACGACCCCGATACGGTCTCTCCTCGCCGGAGCCGATCAGTGACGGGCCTCCACGCCTCGATCCTCCACGGTAGTTGCGACCGTGCTCTCTCACTCTGTCTTCGTCGTTCATGGTCCTCCAATGAAAGTCCCTCGCCCCACCGTGTGGCAGGACGAGGGACATCAGAAAGGCTGTGCCACCCGTGAGGATGTAGGTGGTCCAGATTAGCCCGTAATCATGCAGCCCAGGCGAGCGTCAAGCATCGCGACACCGTAGAGGATGTCGAGCGAGACGAGCCACTGAGCGTAGCGGTGCTCGTAGGACATCATGACCCGGAGCCCAACGCCGTCCTTGGTCATGGTCGCCGAGCGCACGCCGTAGTCGCCTCCGACGCCCTCCAGCGGACGAGTGACCAGAGCGCAGGCGTTCTTGTGGAACGCGATCGACTGATCCGTCTGACCATCCTTAGGCACCTGCTGGTCGATGTAGACGTTCATGCCGAACAGAGTCGCGACGAACCCGGTGCGGATCGGCGGAGGGTTGAGGCCGGAGGTGTCCGCGCCGATCACCGCGCCTTGAGTGATGATCTCGCTGTGGTGCTGAGTGTTGAGCACCATCGAGACGCGAGACTGACCGCTGACCGGAGCGAACGGAACCTTGGCGTCGAGGAGAGACTTTTGGACGCCCGCAAGGCCCGCCGTGTCGAAGCCTGAGCTAACGTCCACGGAAAGGGCTTTACCCTGGACACCCGTTCCACTCAGGCCATTGGTGCCGTCAGTCATGGCCGCCAGGATGTCGAGGTCAACCGCCTCCGCGAGCGGAATCATCGCGGGCTCCATGAACTCTTCGACCAGGTTCTTGATCGAAGTCGCCTGGTCACGCGAGGTGATCCCGAACGCGACGTGCTTGTGCTTGTTCAGCGTGATCGAGACGCCCGTCGCTTGCGCGGAGTTGACGGTCATCGCGCCGGAAGGCACGGTGTTGCTGGGAGGAGTACTTGTCGAATCGTGGTCCGCCTGCAAGTTGACCACGCCATTCACGAGGTCAGCCGCAGTGAACACGTCGGGGCGACGGGTGCGAACCACGTCACCATACTGAGCAACCTCGGACTCGAAGTTGCGGTGGACGAGCGGAGCCATGACGTTGTGGTTCTGAAGAACCATCAGGGACTCACGCGCCCAGATTTCCGGGGGGTACACAGAATCAATCGAAGCCATTGAAAGGTCTCCTTGTTAGAGCCCTGCCTTGCCCTCGAACTCGCGGTGGATGGCCTCACGATTCTTCTCGTAGGTAGACCAGTCCATGCCGCCAGACTTGGGGTCGGTCAGAGCTTCCTTGGAGTATTTCGGACGCCCTTGAGCGGCTCCTCCGCCGCCCGCGCCCGATCCCGACTTCGCGGACACCGCAAACAGGTGCGGGTTTTCCTCCTTGAAGGTCGAGAGGTACTCCTTGACCGGAACGAGATCGTCGCCGTGATCCGTTTTCACCGGGATCGCGTCTCCGATCTCCTCGTCTTCGACGATCATGTCCTGAATGATCCGGTACGCCTGCTCGGGCCTGACCGCGTTCAGATTCGTGAGTTCAGACTCGATCGAGTGCTTCCGGCGTTCGAGCTTCATCTGCACCTCTTTCTCGTGAGCCGCACGAGCGAGATCGTCGTTTTGGCCCTGGAGCTTGTCGAGCTGCTTCTGGAGCTTCGCCATCTGCGCCTTCATGCCCGGAGACAGGTCGTCTCCCGGCTTCGAGCCTTCCTCAGCGAGTTCCTCCCGCTGACTCTCATCGGCCTTCTCAGCCTTCGAGAGTGCCGCCTTCAACTCGTCGATCTCGCGGCTCATCGCCCGCTTCTCCTTCGAGAAGCGACCGCTGATCTGCTTTTCGAGATCCCGACGAAGGTCCGCCATCTGAGACTTGAAGTCGTCAACTGCGTTCCCGTCGTCCGAGTCGTCCGCCTCGTTCTCGTCCTCCGCGCCGTCGCTCGGCTGACGAAGAACAAGAGGTCCGCGAAGAGGTTCCGTCCATTCGAGTTCACGATTCATCGAGTCCAGCCTTTCCGTGGCTGCAAACGTGGTCGAGGTGTCCGCCTCGCTCGGAGTCCGGTGCTTCTAACGCGCCCCGGCAGCGCGGCCTCAAACGAAACTCTATAGGTCCACAGCAATTCCGACAAGAGAAGACTATTCTTCTGTCTGTGCCTCGCTCGCCGCCCTCTCACCGTCTTCAAGACCGCGAGCCTGATCCTCGCCCGTGCCGTCCTGGTCCTCGGGCTCTCCCACCTCCGAGCCGGGATTGAACTCGTCGATCGGAGGGGCCTCGCCCTGATCCGAGATCGAGTTCACCAGATCGTTTTCCTGAATCTCTTCAAGGATTTTCTCGCGGGTCGCCGATCCCACGTCTCCCAGGGCCGAATCCACGATCTTGATCTGCATCTGTCGATCGTAGGTCTCGGAGTTGATCTGCGTGCGCGTCGTGAGCCACTGCTCGATCAGTCCTTCGGTCCCTGAGGAAGTGAAGACCATCGGGTAGACGGCCACGTCTGGGTTGAGCGACTCGCTAGGGTGGATGTCCTGCCGATCGGAAGCCCACCGCTCCGCGATCTCGAAGACTCTCTTCTCGCAGTTCTGTAGCGCCCGGCTTGCCCGGCGAAGGTGTCTCTCTTCGGAGATCGAGAACGAGATCGCTCTCGAACGCCCCGAAGCGATCCCGCTCGAAGCGTGCTGAGAAGAGGAAAGAGCGTCAACGCCACTGAGACGGCGTAGACCTGCAACGCCTTCTTCCTTGCTCTTGCGAAGCTGATCGAGACCACTTCCACCGATCTCTTCAAACTGAACATCTTCGTTCCGATCCGAGTTGAGCTTCACCGTCGAGCCCGGACCCAGAGTCACCCGGCGGGCACGCTCCTCCATCCGCGAGTCCTTGACGAGCGGGTACGCGAAACGCCACTGAGCGAACTGAAGGTCGCAGTCCGTGATGAAGTTCGTCAGGTCGTACTGGTAGGCGTACCTCATCGGCGAGTAGAAGCTCATCGGCTTCTCTTTCTGAAGGTACAGGATCGCCAGAGGCACGATTCCGAGGTTGTGGTCCCCCTGCGAGGTCGCAACGATCCTCTCCTTGCCGTCCTCGTCCTTCGCCACCTCGAACACACGCCAAGACGAACGGTCGAACTCGCGATAGACGCAGACCTTCTGAGGATCGGAGAGAGGGCTCTCCGTCCTGGTCTGCCACTCCATGAGCCGCACCCAATGGAACTCACCGCAACGATCGACGCTCCAGTTGACGACCTGCGAGATCCGGTAGGGCACGGCCATGATCTCGTTGGACTCGACCTGACGAGTCACCGTCGCCTGCTCGAAACCCATCGAGGTCGTCTCCTGAACCAGACCCCGCTCGTCCACCATCGGCCTGTCGATCAGGATCGCGGACGCGCCGAACCCGAACGCCTCGAACAGCCTGTCCTCCATGAACTGATCGAACGGCGTCTGGCATCCGTCGCAGTTGTCGAGGAACTGAGACCACTCCCGAACGATCCGATCGCTCCGAGTCGGAGGTCTCGACATGACCGCGCCGATGAAGCGGTGGATCAGCGGAGCAAGCTCCCCCTTGAAGCGTGCGAATCGAAGGCGGAGGGCGTAGTCGGTCGGCTCCTCGTCCTCTCCTCGCGGAATGTAGCGGTCGAGGTTGTTCTTGACGTGATCGAAGAGAACGTCCTCGATCTCCTCCCAGGTGTTCTCGTTCTCGATCCAGACATCGTGACGCTCATTGAGCTGATCCACGATCAGGTCGTTGGTGTAGTCGTCCATCAGGTCGTAGCCTTTCTCGTCTCAATCTGGAACAGAAGGCTATGAAGCTCTTCCAACTGACGACCGGGGTGGTTCGCCACGTCACACATCCCACCGTCGCAGATGTTGGCGTTCTTGAGGATCTCCTCCGGCGTGTTCGTGTTCCAACGGTTGAACGTGAACACCCCGAGCCACTCCTCCATCAACTCCTTGCTGGAGAAGTCGCAGTACCTCGCCCCGATCAGCGCGTACTCCGCGAGGTCCATCCACTGACGACGCTTGAACTCCGTAGCAAGGCGATGCCAGAGCTTCGGGTCCAGGGTCGAAATGGTCTTCAGCTTCTTGAGGATCTGATCGACCTCGAAGTCGCCGATGCCGCTCTGAATCCAAGGCTTCTCCGAGACCTTCGTGATGTTGTCGAATCCTTCGCTCATGGTGGCCCTTCCTTCTCGTCATTATCCGCTTTACGACTCTAATCGTGCAAGTAGTTGAGCATTTCCGACCGATCGCTCGGACGCTTCTGCGCCGACCACTTGTAGGGGAACAGTTGCTCGATGATGTAGTCGGTCGTGTCGCTCATGTGACCGATCGTCTTCCCATCGGAAGCCACCTGCTTCTTGTCCTTCGAGAGCCCGCCAGGGTCCATTCTCTGAGTCTTGAGGTCTCGGATCAGGACCGAGCACGCCGGGTTGATGATCCACTGCACCTGCCCGACAGCGTTCTGAAGCAGACCGTTGACCGACTTCAGCCTCGTCGAGTGCTTCGGGTTCGCGCTAGGAACTCGACGATAAAGCGTTCCGGGGAACGCCGGACCCAGCCAGTCCTCGATCTCGTCGTACTGGTTGATCCCCACCTTCGCGCTCGCGTCCCCGTAGATGTACAGATCGCGCTGATGGGCCTTGCCCTGACGGGCGTATCGGCGAATGAACTCGCGGCATATTTCAGGCGTGTTCGAGTTGTTCAGGCTGATCTCGTCGATCGTCACGAGCACGCCTCCACGGATCTGAGACACGCTGCAACTCATCGGCGTGATGTTGAAGTCGAAGGAGATGTGGAGGTCCAGGGTGGGCGAGTAGACCGCCTCCCGGCGCACGTTCTTCTCGTCGTTGAAGTTGTAGTAGGCCAGACCACGCCCGATATCGACGTGCTCTCCGTAGACATACGCCTTGGCTTGCTCCTCCGAGAGCGTCAGAAGGAGCTGATCCACGAACTGCTTCGGTACTCCCGGATTGTCGATCGTCGAGATCCGCGTGAGCTTGTGGGTCTCATGCCACTTCTTCCGCCGCTCAGGCTCGCGAGGAGCCACGCAGAACTTCTCGTACACCGCGTCCAGACCCTCAGGCGTCCCGTTACAGAAGAACTGGAAGACCTTCCCCTTCCGAAGACGAGACTCCAGAGAGATCGCGATACGACCGAAGTCCTTGATGAGAGTCGCCTCGTCCACTCCCGCCACCGCCAGGTTCGGACCCCGGAGCTTGTCCGGTCGATCCGCCGATCCGAAGTAGTAGGTGAACCCCCAAGGCAGAACCAACTCCTTCTTCGAGGGGTGGTACTTCGACAGATCCCACAGGGACTTCCCCGTCTTCTGCTCGATGATGTTTGTCATAATGTCGTCGCGGAGGGTCGGGAGCAGGGTCCGCGAGAACATCTCGTGCGTCGGAGAGACCAAAATCCCCCGATAACCCTTCCCGTTCAGAAGGCTCAGGGTCAGGGCCTTGATACAGAACGGAAGCGTCTTTCCAGAGCCGAAACCCCCGATGATCGCCACCGCAGGGGTCAAGTCTCGAACCCACTCGCTCTGCTTCTCCGTGAACTGAACTCCGAGTTGCCCGAAGTCAAGGTTGCCTCTTTGCGTCATCGCGCTAACCTTTTGGGCATGAACCACTTACTGACAACCGCTGAAGCGGCGAAGATCCTTGGAGTCTCCGAGCGCAGAGTTCGACAGTTCTGCATCGCCGGACGCCTCGGTCTCAAGGTTGGTGGTCGGTACACGATCGACAGCGAAGAGTTGCAGAAGTTCATGGAGAAGCCTCGCCCGCCAGGAAGACCTCCTCGAACGCCCCCGACCGACTAGCCGACCGCGAGATCGACGATCCAGTCCGCCAGGGACTCCGCCTCGCTCTCAGCGAACCCCTCGTGAAGCAGACGCCACTGCTTCGCCGTGAACACGAGCGAATACTTTCGCTCGACCTCGGGCTCGGGGGGCGGCTCGCTCTCGGGCCGCTCTGCCGAATAGACCTCTTCGTGCTCGTCCTCCTCGTCCGCCTCGATCAGAAGCCCCGCCTCGA